ATGATTATTGATTATTATGAAAATAACAAAGAAGGTTTACCGCATTATGTTCAGTACATAAAAGATAAAGATTATGTTTATGGAGAACACTATGCGCCACACGATATAGAAGTTACAGAATTTAGTAATGGTAAGACAAGACGAGAGGTTGCTTATCAATTAGGAATAAGATTTAGGGTACTGCCAAAACTCCCATTAGAAGATGGGATCCACAGTTTAAAAATGGTTTTACCTAAATGCTGGTTTGATGCTGAAAGTACCAAACCATTAATTACTGCATTAAGACATCATCATCGAAAGTATAACGATAAGATGAGAATTTTTAGTGCGAAACCCGTTAAAGATTTTAGCTCACACGCTTGCGATGCCGCAAGGTATATGGCTATCTCTTTATCGGAATTACCAAAACAAAAACTAGCTGCACAAAAAACAGCTGAAAGCGATTATGCAATACACACGGAGAAATAAGTTATGAGTTTTTTAATGCCAAAAATGCCAGCGATGCCAGCAATACCCGCACCACAGCCTTTACCAGATCCACCAAAATACGATGATAAGGATAGAGCTGCGGAGACAGCGGCAAAGCAAGCAAAAATGAGAGCTGCTAGAACTGGCAGATCTGCAACAATTTTAACGTCAGCACAAGGTTTAGAGGATGACGAAACAACAACAAAGAAAACTTTACTAGGAGGATAATATGGGAGGAGTAGCAAGAAGAATAATATCACCACCTAAACCACCACCAGCTCCAGTTTATACACCTACAAAAGCTGAAGTATCACAAGTTACATCTACATCACAAACAGATATGATGAAGGGTAAAGGTAGATCATCAACTATATTAACTGGCGCAAAAGGTTTAGGCGATAACGCATTAACAACATCTAAAAAATCTTTACTCGGAGGGTAAATGGCACAAGATCCAAAAGCAAAAATGGTTATAGAGAGATATAAAACTCTCAAAGCACAAAGAGTTACTTGGGAAGATCATTGGCAAGAGATTGCTGATTATTTTTTACCAAGAAAAGCAAACATTACAGAGAAGCATACATCTGGCGATAAGCGACACGATCAAATTTTTGATGGAACTGCTACACACGCATTAGAATTGTTGTCTGCGTCTTTAAATGGAATGCTAACCAATACTATTTCGCCATGGTTTGTTTTAAAATTTAGAAACCAAATGGCAGCTGATAATGATGCTGCTAACGAATGGTTAGAGAGTTGCGCAAAGATTATGCAACAAGTCTTTTCAAGATCAAACTTCCAACAAGAAATTTTTGAATTATACCATGAGCTGCTAGCATTTGGTACGTCTGCTATGTTTATAACAGATGATGTTAAAGATGATTTAAGATTTAGAACATTACATATTTCAGAATTATTTATTACTGAAGATGAAAAAGGAATGGTTGATAGCTTAACTAGAAGATTTCATCTTAAAAATAAAAATATACCTTTAATGTATCCAGATGCAGAATTACACAGATCTATATTAGCTGATATTGAAAAAGCTCCTTATGATGAAACTGTAATTATTCATTCAGTTTATCCAAGTGATACTCCAATGGGTTATGACAATAATAAAAATATGGATTGGGTATCTTGTCATGTTCACGAAAAAACTGGAACTTTATTAAGAGAAAGTGGATTTAAAGAATTTCCTTATGTTGTACCTAGATATTTAAAATCTTCATCTAATGAAGTGTATGGTAGATCTCCAGCAATGAATGCTTTACCAGATACCAAGATGTTAAACACAATGTCTAAAACAACTATTAAAGCAGCTCAAAAACAAATCGACCCACCTTTAATGGTTCCTGATGATGGTTTTATTTTACCAGTTAGAACTGTACCTGGTGGATTAAACTTTTATAGATCTGGAACTAGAGAAAGAATTGAACCATTAAATATAGGTTCAAACAATCCACTTGGTTTACAAATGGAAGATCAAAGAAGAAAAGCTATAAGAGAAAACTTTTTTGTTGACCAGTTAATGACTACGGGTAATCAAAACATGACAGCAACAGAGGTTATGCAAAGAACAGAAGAAAAGATGAGATTACTTGGCCCCGTGTTAGGCAGACTTCAATCTGAATTATTACAGCCATTAATTACTAGATCTTTTAATTTATTATTAAAAAATAATAAACTACCCGCAATACCAGAAGAACTTGGCGATCAAGATGTAGAAATAGAATATGTATCTCCATTAGCCAAAGCTCAAAAAAGCCAAGAGCTATCTTCAGTTATGCGTGGAATAGAAATATTTGGTTCTATGCAAAATATAGCTCCAGTATTTGATTACATTGATATTGATGGTTTAGTTGGACACATCCAGGAAGTATTAGGATTACCAGCTAAAATTATGAGATCAAAAGCAGAAGTACAACAACTTAAACAACAAAAGCAACAAGCTGAAATGGAACAAATGCAATTACAACAAGCGCAGCAAGTTGCAGAAACAGCTGGCAAGATAGCTCCAGCTTTAAAGGTAGCAAATGAATAGTAAAGATTTGAAGCAATTAGAAATTGCTTACAAACAAACTTTTAGTTCCGATACGGGTAAAGAAGTATTAGAGGATCTAAAAAAAAGATGTAGCTTTTATAATACTACGCACATTAAAGGCGATAGTCATGAAAGCGCATTTTTAGAAGGAACAAGATCAGTAATCTTGTTTATTAATAATATGCTCAATAAAAAACCGATGGAGGATAAATGAGTAGTGAAACAAACCAGGTAGCAACAGAAGAAAATAGTACGTTGTCTGCGGAAACACCAGTAACACCAGAAACAGTAAGTACAGATTGGAAAGCAAGTCTGTCAGAAGAAATAAGATCAGATAAATCTTTAGAAAATATTAAAGATATAGAAGGTTTAGCAAAATCTTATGTTCATGCACAAAAATTAGTTGGTTCGGATAAAATTCCCGTGCCAAACAAATTTGCAACAGAAAAAGATTGGGATGCCGTTTACGAAAAATTAGGCAGACCCGCAGATCCAAATGGTTATAAATATGATTTACCAGAGGATCAAAAAATAGATGAAACAGCTTTAAAAAGTTTTTCAGATCAAGCGCATAAATTAGGATTACTTCCTGGTCAAGCAAATGGTATGGTAAAATTTTATAACGAAATGACAGCTGCATCTTTGCAAGAAGCAGATACTAAAGCAACAACAGCAAGAGAAGCTAGCTCTACTGAACTTAAAAAAGAGTGGGGTCAAGCATTCGATCAAAAAATAACACAAGCTGCTAATCTTGCTAAATCAGTTGGCGCAACTGAATTGTTTAATGCTAATATGGCAGATGGAACCAAACTTGGAGATCATCCAGTTATGATTAAAGCATTTGCAGAGTTAGCGGGTAAGATGGGAGAGGATACAATTACTCAATCATCTGGGCCAGTTTTTCAAACGCCAGCTCAATTAGAAAAAGAAATTGGAGAATTAACTATGCCAGGTTCAGCGTATTGGGATAAAAAACATCCTAACCACCAGGCAGCAGTTTCAGAAGTTTTAGCTTTACGAGAAAAAAAAAATCAAGTATAGCTGAAAATATTGGGATAATCGTAAGACCCCAAATGACTTTAGGAAAGACTAACATCTAAAAGATGTAAAAGCCAGGTTTCGACCCGCAAGGATAATCAGCCGTTTAAATTAAACATAAACATAACCAAGAGGAGAATACAATTATGAGTATTCAAATTACTACTTCTTTTGTTGAACAGTATAGTTCTAACGTATCTATGCTTTCACAACAAATGGGAAGTAAGTTAAGAGGTTCTGTTGATGTGGAAACTATTAATGGTAAAAACGCTTTCTTCGATCAAGTCGGAGTTACAGCTGCTCAATTAAGAACGAGTAGACATGGCGATACACCTCAAATAGATACACCGCACAGCAGAAGAAGATTGAGCTTGGCTGATTACGAGTGGGCTGATTTAGTTGACGATGTCGACAAAGTTAGAATGCTTGTGGATCCTACAAGTTCTTACGCTAAAGCGGCAGCAGCAGCGATGAATAGAGCAATGGATGATGTTATTATAACTTCATTCAACGCATCTGCATCAACTGGTGTAGCTGGTGGTTCATCTACGGCTTTACCTTCAACGCAAAAAACAGCGACTTCAGACCAATCAGATGGTTTGACGATCACTAAACTTTTGGCTGCGAAGAAGATCCTAGATAATAACGATGTAGATCCATCTTTAAAGAGATACATTGTTTGCGGGCCACAACAAATATCAGATCTATTAGGTACTACACAAGTAACTTCTGGAGATTACAATACTGTAAAAGCATTGGCTCAAGGAGATATTAATAGTTACCTTGGATTTGAGTTTATAACATCAACAAGACTGAACATGGATAGTTCATATACAACTGACAGATTGGTTTTTGCATATACTGAAGATGCTATTAAATTAGGTATCGGAAAAGATATTGGTGCAAAAATCTCTGAAAGAGCTGACAAATCTTACTCAACACAAGTGTACTACGCAATGTCACTAGGTGCTGTAAGAATGGAAGAAAAAAAGGTTGTTCAAATTCCATGTCATGAAGCATAATAGGAGAAATATAACATGGCTGTAACAACACAAAAAAGTACAGAGTATACTAACGCAACAGCAACTCCTATCGTCAAAGCTGATACAACTGGAGATAAAGGTAAATTAAGAACTTTAGCCTTTACTCACGATCAGGATGGCGCTGGAGATGCAAACTCAACTGTAACTCTTGGCAAATTGCCAGCGGGTAAAGTTAAAATCATAGGCGGACTATCAAGATTTTATTGTAACTGGGTAACTAGCTCACAAACAATGGATATTGGATGGGAAGCATATACTGATCTTGACGGAGACACAGTTGCTGCGGATGTCGATGGAATGGTAGATGGTTTAGACGTAGATTCTGTCGGATACTTCTCAATGGAAGGTAATACTGCTGCAACTAAATTGCTTGGTGGTAACCATACATTTGAAAGTAGAGACGGAGTTGTCATTAAAGCTCTAGCAATAGGCGCTTTAGTAGATGGAGACGATCTATCTGGTGTAATAACTTACATCGTAGACTAACAAATAGAATTTTAGGCGGGGAAAGCGAGAGTGGAACCCGCCTAGAGTGCATGACAACAAAGATCGATAAACCAAAACTTGTATTACACTTTAAGAGTGGCAATCATATTTACCGATATGTTTTAGTTGATCGATTTAAACATGATAGTAAGAACCATTATGGTTTTGATACGAAACAAGAATTAACTGAAGCTGAAATATTTGCTTTGGTTAAACCAAGAAAGTTAAGAAGAAAATATATAATTAAAAAGGAATAATATGGCATCAGTAATTCAAATTTGTAA